TAAGGTAGCTGGGGATATTCGTAATGCTATTGCACGTAGTCCAAACAAACTACAAGCATTACAATTAGAATTACAAAATCGCGGGGTTAAGGCTCCTATAGCAGAGGGTTTAATTGAGTCTGCTAGAATGAGTGCAGCCGTTAAACTACAACGTGCGTTTGATAGAGAGCGTTCTAAGAGTGACGCTAGTCGTCAACGTGCCGACCAAGCCAAAGCGGCATTTGAAAAAGAATGGAAAGCTAAACAAGAGAAAGAGAAAGGTGTGGCGGAGGACTGGAAATCTAAAGTAGCAGGTGCGGCAATGGCTGCGGCCAGCTTGATAGGCAATCCGGCACATGCCGGAGATGACGATGCTAATGCTGGATGGCGCAATCTACCCGACATCGTTGCTCATATCACTATGAATGTAAATGGCAAGACTATTGAAAAAGAAATCAATCTAGGAACAGAATATCCATCACCGATGGCAGCAAAATTAGCGGTAGCTAAATGGTTAAAAGAAAAAGGAATAACAAACTATTCAATAACCTTAGAGCGTGTTAAACCAGAAGTAAAAGAAGGTGGTGCTAGATACAAGGTTAAAAGTATCGGGCGCGATTCCAAGGGCGACTACTATGTTAGTCCTAATACAGGTAAGAAAGTTTATAAACAAGCCAAAGTTGGAGATCACGAAACACCTAGCGGCGAACACAAACCCAAAGTTCAAATGCCTTATAAAGAAGATCAACGGTTAGACCCAAAGTGTTGGAAAGGCTATCGCAAGTCTGGCACAAAAATGAAAGGCGGGACTCGTGTTAATAATTGTGTCCCGATCGGCGAACATTGGGAACAACACATCGCCAAAGCTATTAAATTATTAGAAAGAAAATGAAGCAATATCGCATAACAGGCTTTCCAGCAGACACTTCAACTGATCCAGAATGTTTTCTAGATCCAAGTGATCCTATACACGCATTAAAGTCGAGCAACTGGTTAGGTGAATTGGGCGCAGAAAGACGGCTATACGATTACGCAAACGCTAAACCACAACCGGCGTGGAATGACCCTAGAAGCGACAACGCACGTATAATGCGCGAACAAGGTATTAAGCCAGGAACACCAGCTTGGTTTGAATTATGGTTTGGTAAAAAATAAATACTATTATGAGAGCAAAAGAATTCATCGCTGAAAAGAAAAACGGCAAACTTACTAAGAGACAACAACAGTCTACTAGAGGTGTTCATACCTACGGCGATGGCGAAATGATCAGTGGAGACTACACTGCATGGAAAATGGGGCAAGCTGTTGCTATGGCAGATGGTTCAAATGAAGTTTTAGACATCGACGCGAAAAGCTGGGCAGGTAAACGAAAAACTGCCCACCCGTATTCACAGGTAGAGAATGATATGCTTAAACAAGCATATAAGGCAGTAGGTGCCGATTGGCAAGATATGAATCATGGAGATATGGTCAGTAAAGAGTTAGAAGGTACTTATACAGTAAGTCCTGTAAGCAATTGGAATAAAAAGAAATGAAAGCACATCAATTTTTAGAATCAGCAACTGCTGGTGCTACTAGCAGTGGTAGCGTAGCATCCGTAAGCAAAGGTCTTGGCAAAGTGAAAAAAAGATCACAAAGTCCAGGAACTAACGCATTAGACGGTGATAGTCTTTTTGGCGAAACTGCTCCTAAAGGTTGGGAAGGTACCGTCAAGGCCATGAAGAAGCATAAAGAGATTGATAATCCATATGCGCTTACTAACTACATGAAGAACAAGGGCTATAAGAGTCACAAGAAAGAAGGTGTGGCGGAAGGCTCAGGCGAAGCAGAAGCATACAAGGCACATCTAATAAAAACAATGCCACAAATGATGAACTTCCTAAGTAAGAAAGTTAAAGGGTGGACCCCTGGCAAAGAAGAAATGTTAGGTGCTATTGATACTGCCTATATGGTTATGAAACACACCGGTGATGTTAAACAAGCAGGCAAGGCTATGATGGATGAGTTGAATACTCTACACAGAATGAGTCAAGGTCAGCAAGGTGTGGCAGAAGGCTTCAACGGCGAGTATGATGATGAAGCAGGAATGGCTGACAACAATCTTGAAACACTAAGACGCACAGTTGATGGTATCGATCAAGTTATTGACTCTGGAGACAACTTACCAGAATGGTGCCAAGAAAAAATTGCTGTGGCCAAATCAATGTTAGTTGCTGTATGGGATTACATGCAGTCTGAAGAAGAACGAGGCGCAGAAGTAACTGAACATAAAAAAGGTGTACGTGCTATGAAGCACACAACCAAGCCTAGAAACTTTGTTGCTAAGAATGCTGCCGCTACAACTAGCGGTGCTGGAGCACACAAGGACAAAAAGAAAGCTGTCAAGCAAGGCGAGACAAAACATAAAAATAAAGAAATGACTTACGAGTCAAAATTATTTTCTGCTTTAGATCAACGTCTTAAAAAATAATGCGAATTAACGATTTGCTAGTTGAACAGGTCCAGAACGAAGCAGACTTTATGACAGTCATGCGAGCGTTATTGCCCCTAGCAATGAAAGAATTAGGCATAGAAGGCTTACCAAAAATTAAGTTACAGCCAAGATTAGAAGTTGACGAACAACCTAGCTTTGGTCGATTCGTTGATGAAGAAAATACAATATACCTAGCACTAGAAGATCGCCATCCTTTAGATATAGCAAGAACCTTTGCCCACGAATTAGTTCATTTTAAACAAGGCATTGAACATAGACTAAATCCAGATAGCGGCGAAACTGGTAGTCCAGAAGAAAACGAAGCACACGAAGTCGCAGGCGTTATCATGCGTCACCTTAATAAAGCACATCCAGAATTCTTTGACGCAGACTCGATTAACTTAACCTAGTTTGGAATTTCTTTTCCAGACAACAAAAATCCTTTGACTTTCTAAATACTAGTGTGTATAATATACAGACATAGGAGATATTATGAGTAAAGCATTTGGAGCCCCAGAGCAAGCAAAGATCAAACAAATCGTTGCTGAAGGTATGACTGTTATGCAGGAAATTCAAGACCTAACAGAAGGTTTGAATGAAACAATCAAAGCAGTAGCCGAAGAACTAGAAGTTAAACCTAGTGTAATTAAAAAAGCGATTAAGATCGCACAAAAAGATACATGGGATCAAGTATTCCGTGAATTTGATGATCTCGAAACTATCGTCGATATCAGTGGACATAGCTTCCGTAAAGAAGAGTAATGGATCAATTCATTAACGCAGTTAAAAATATATTCCTATGGGCCAAGCGTGATTACACAGATTGGCCTTCACGATTTATTCTAGAAATTACAGCATGGGTGATGAGTCTTGGCTGTGCTCTAGTACTGGCGGCTGGCGCAACTGATCCGTTGTTTTTTTGGCTCTATCCAATCTTCATAGCGCAATGTATGATTTTTGGTTGGGCGGCTTGGACACGTAAAAGTACAGGTATGGTAGCAAATTACGCCTTGTTGGTCACAATTGATTGTATAGGCTATGTTAGACTAATAAATATGTAAGAACACGGCACAGCGAGCCACAAGTCGCTAAAAAGATGGTCAGTGAGCCATAAATCACGAGGAGAAAATATGAGTTATGTCGATGCCATTTGGAATCGCGATAAAGACATCATCAGAGTTGTCGAGCGAGATCCAAAGAAGGGTAGAATCTATACAGATTATCCTGCCCGTTATGTTTTTTATTACCCTGATGCCAAAGGAAAATACTATTCTATTTTTGGCGATCCCTTAAACAAGGTGTCAGTAAAGAACTACAAAGAATTCCAAAAAGAACAAAGAATACACAGCGGACAAAAGCTGTATGAAAATGATATCAACCCCATATTCCGTTGCCTAGCAGAAAACTATCTAGGCAAGGATGCGCCAAAGCTAAATGTAGCGTTCTGGGATATTGAGGTAGACTTTGATCCAGAACGTGGCTACGCTAGTCCAGACGATGCGTTCATGCCAATTACTGCGATTGCTGTTCACCTACAATGGTTAGATACGCTAGTATGTCTTGCTGTACCTCCAAAGACTCTTACAATGGAGCAGGCGCAAGAACAAGTTAAAGAATTTCCTAACACTATTCTGTTTGAAAACGAATACGAAATGTTAGACACATTTTTAAATTTGATCCAAGATGCGGACATATTGAGCGGATGGAATAGTGAGGGATTTGATATGCCCTATACTGTTAATAGAATCATCAAAGTATTAAGCAAAGAAGATACACGCAGACTATGTTTGTTTGACCAATTTCCTAAGAAAAGAGAATACGAAAAATATGGGAAAGATGCTGTTACATATGACTTGGTTGGTCGTGTTCATCTGGACAGTCTCGAGTTGTACAGAAAATATACATACGAAGAAAGACACACCTACAGGTTGGATGCCATTGGAGAGATGGAGGTAGGTGAGAGCAAAACAGTTTACGAAGGTACTCTGGATCAACTTTACAATAACGACTTTCGTAAGTTTATTGAATATAACAGACAAGACTGTGCACTTCTTAACAAGCTAGATCAGAAACTAAAATTTATTGATCTTGCTAATAGTATTGCTCATGAAAATACTGTTCTACTACAAACAACAATGGGTGCGGTAGCTGTAACAGAACAAGCGATTGTAAATGAAGCTCACCATAGAGGAATGGTTGTTCCCGGAAGGCCAAAGCGCGATGAAGACTTAGAAACTCAAGCGGCGGGTGCGTATGTAGCATATCCGAAGAAAGGTCTTCATGACTGGATTGGATCAATGGATATTAACTCACTATATCCGTCAGCGATTCGAGCATTGAACATGGGTCCAGAAACTATTATTGGTCAGTTGCGTCAAGATTATACACAAGCAGAAATTTCTACTAAGATAGCAAAAGGTTCTAGCTTTGCCGCGGCATGGGAAGGTAAGTTTGGCAGTAACGAATACGAGTTTGTTATGGCTAAGGATCGATCAAACGATATCACTATCGATTGGGAAGATGGAAGAGTAGATGTGTTAAGTGGAGCACAGATATACGAACTTATATTCGAAAGTCGACAACCCTGGATGATCAGTGCCAACGGTACTATCTTCACTTATGAGAAAGAAGGTATTATTCCTGGATTGCTAGCAAGATGGTACTCTGAGCGTAAAGACATGCAGAAGAAATTAAAAGAGGCCATAGATGCTGGAAATAAAATTGAAGAAGAATATTGGGATAAACGTCAGCTGGTTAAAAAGATTAATCTTAACAGCCTGTACGGTGCTATCCTTAACGCTGGCTGTCGTTTTTTCGACAATCGCATTGGTCAGTCAACCACCCTTACCGGGCGTAGAATCGCTCGGCATATGGCCTCAAAAGTAAATGAAGTTATCACAGGAGAATACAACTATCTTGGAAAGAGTGTAATCTACGGAGACACTGACTCAGTTTACTTTAGTGCTTACACAACTTTAAAAAACGATATTAACAAAGGCCTAGTTCCTTGGGATAAAGATACGGTTGTTAGCCTGTATGACACTATCGGTGAAGAAGTCAACAACACATTCCCACAGTTTATGCTAGACGATTTTCATTGTCCTAAGAGTCGCGGGAACGTGATTAAGGCAGGACGAGAACTGGTTGCTATCAAAGGTTTGTTTATTACCAAAAAACGGTATGCTGTATTGTACTATGACAAAGACGGTAAGAGGCAAGATGTAGGCGATAAGCCAGGTAAGATCAAAGCTATGGGCCTGGACTTGAAGCGTAGTGATACTCCAGAATTTATGCAGAAGTTTTTAGAAGAGGTATTGACCAAAGTGCTTAACAACGCACAAGAAGAAGACATTCTAGAAATGATAAGTAAATTCCGAACAGAGTTTAAAGCAAGGCCAGGTTGGGAGAAAGGTAGTCCCAAACGTGCTAACAACATTGCGGAGTATCAAGCCAAAGAAGTAAAAGCAGGCAAAACAAACATGCCCGGACACGTTCGAGCCAGCATTAACTGGAATACCCTCAAACGTATGAACGGTGACAAGTACAGTCAACAAATTGTAGACGGTATGAAAGTTATTGTTTGCAAGATGAAAGAAAATCCACTTGGATATACCAGTGTTGCGTATCCAGTAGATGAACTACGTTTACCTAAGTGGTTCCAAGAACTTCCATTCGATCACAGCGAAATGGAAACAACTATTATCAATAATAAACTTGATAATCTTATTGGCGTACTAGAATGGGACTTAGAATCAACGACCCAAGATAATACGTTTGGCAGTTTATTCAGCTTTGAATAAAATTTATTTGACAAAAAACATTTTTCTAAATATACTATACAAAAGGACATTAACATGAAAGACATTCTTCAAGACATCGTAGGTCACACACATAACCTTGGTTTCCTAAATATCGTGAAAATTACTGGAGACGAAAAGGCAACTTTAATCGACAGTATGGCAGATGACCGTAGCGTTATCATGTACGCCGAAACTGCTAATCCATATCCAGATATGATTGGCGTATTCGGTATGCCACAAATGAACAAACTCAAGTATCACTTGGATTGTCCAGAGTACAGAGAAGATGCCAAGATTGAAGTAGTAGTAGCAGATCGTAACGGTGATACTATTCCAGTTGGTCTTCACTTTGAAAACAAGGCCGGCGATTTTAAAAACGACTATCGTTTTATGAATACAGATATCATTAACGAAAAGTTAAAGACTGTTAAATTCCGCGGTGTAAAGTGGGATGTTGAAATTAGTCCTACTGTACAGGCTATCCAGCGTTTCCAATTCCAAGCGGCTGCTAATAACGAGCACACAACTTTCTTGGCAAAGACAGACGGTGGTAAGTTAAAGTTTACATTTGGTGATGTTAGTACACATGGTGGTGAATTTATTTTTGCTACAGATGTTACAGGTACCTTAAACAAAGGTTGGACATGGCCAGTTATTAGTGTCCTAAGTATTTTAAAAATCGCCGATGCTAACAATGCTACAATTAGTTTTAGCAATGAAGGCGCAATGCAGATCACTTTAGATAGCGGTTTGGCAACTTACAAGTACATCATTCCAGCGCAGGCATGATAAACGGAATAGTCCAACACGGAAAATATATGTATGTACATGGGGGGCATGCCAGTGGTCCTCATGTTAATATGAGTAAGCCGTCTGCTGGTCTGGTTCGGTTTGACGGTACTAACTTACAGGTATATGACGGCAGTACTTGGATGACCATTCCCGGTTCATCTGCATCTGTTGGAATGAACTCGGTGGCAGAATCAGCAATTGATTGGGCTATGAAGAAGATGTCGGAAGAACAGGAATTTTTGGAGTTGGCAAAAACTTCTAAATCTGTTACAATAGCATTAGAAAACCTAAATAAAGCCAAAGCAGAACTAAAACTAATAGCCACATTGGCGAGAGAACACGATGAAGAAACCACCAGTTAATTTAACACCACTACAGAAAGACTATGCTGTCTATTTGCCAGCTATCAGTAGTTTTTATAGTACCTATGTTGCTAAACAACGATTAGAAAAATTTGTATCAGATGATCGTATCCCTGATGGATTTGATCGTGGCATTGAAGGAATGAATTTCCTTAATCCGGAACAAGGATACTTTACATACAAATATGCTTTGTACTCCGCAGGTCACGCACAACTTGATCTTGAAAAAAGCCTAGAACAAGAATCAATGATTCAGCAACGAGATCGTGGTAACACGATGATATTAGGTGACTCTGGTGGATACCAGATTGGTAAGGGTGTTCTTAAGTTTGATTGGTTAAACTTTGAAGGTAAAGAAGCTAACAAGACTCGACAAAAGATTTTAGAGTGGTTAGAACTAACTGCTGATTGGTCTATGATGTTAGACGTGCCGACTTGGGCCTGTGACCATATACATAGTCCAAAGACTGGGTTAAAAACATTTGAAGATTGTCTAGATAAGACAAAATTCAACAACAAATATTTCTTAGATAATCGATTAGGACAAACTAAATGGCTTAATGTATTACAAGGTGGAGATTGGGATACTGCCGAGAAGTGGTATAATGGAGTAAAAGAATTTAGCGATCCAAGTGGACCTTATGCTGGTAAAGAAGCAGAAGGTTGGGCATTCGGTGGTGCTAACATGTGTAAGATGGATATCACACTCAAGCGTCTAATGACCTTGCGTGAAGATGGTTTGCTAAAAGGTAAGAACTGGATCCACTTTTTGGGTACAGCACAGTTAGATTGGTCATGCTATCTAACACAAATTCAACGACAACTTAGGAAACATATTAATGAAGAAATTACCATCTCTTTTGATTGCGCCTCACCGTTTATCGCAACAGCACACGGACTTGTCTATACAAACGCACAACACACAAATAAAAGGTGGAGTGTTATTATGGACAAAGCACCAGATAACAAAGCACTTTCAGAGTCAGACATCCAATTCCCATTCGAATCAGAAATTGGCAGCAGATTAGTAATGACAGATATCGCCTACTATGACCTAGGCGAACGCAAGACAAATATAGAATTAGGTGTAGATTCAAAAGGCAATCAAGTTAAATTTGATCACCTAAATCCAGAGCACTATAATATAGTACCTCGTAAAAACAAACTTGATAAAATTCCAAATAAAACAAGTTGGGATAGTTTTTCTTACGCTCTAATGATGGGACATAATGTTGAATGTCATATTAAAGCTGTTCAACGTGCTCAACAATTAATGGATATTGAGTGTACTAGATTTAAACCCGATTGGAGAGATTTCTTTTTAGAAGGCAAGAAAGAAAAAGAATTTAGTGACTGGGTTCCCCGCAGGATTCTTTATTTCTCTACATTCATTGAAGAACTATTCAATACCAAAACTAAAGACGAAGCATTTGCGTTAATTGATAGTGCGTTAGTATTCTTGCGTACTTTAGAAGGTGCTCGATTACAAGGCGGACCTGTTGCCTATGGTAACAAAGGTCTGTTCATAGAAGAAGAGACAGCAGTTAAGAAAACTAAAGATGGTGAAATAATTTTTGATCAACAAGACGATAACGAACTACGTGTACTAGAGGAAAAAATTCATGAATCGTGATTATGCATCTGGTACAAGTGAAGAAACTTTATTCTTCACTGGAAAAGAAATTGAGCATAGTGCCGCTTACGGAATGGATACATTGTTTGTAACTGGTATCCAAAACCCTGCTGAAATTATTGTGTTGGCTAAACAAGAAAAAGTTAAACATATATATTTTGGAGCGAATCAAAGTTTTAATCCTCGAAGTACTGATGAATTGAAACAATGGGAACTGATGATTGTCTCTTTACTCAAACAAGATTTTTGGGCGACACTAGATTTTGATATTAAATTTGCCGAAGATATTTTAGAATGTTCATTTAACGACTATCGAAAATTTATTCCTATGATTTCGGCAAAACTTCCCCACTTGACAAAGTTTAATTACAATGCTATACTAAAGATTGATGATAAGGACTTCGAGGCAACTAACCCCGGAGTTTGGACTCATAGGTTACATGATTTATTGGATCATAGTAAGTTCACAGATTGGGATCAATACAAAGAGGATGAGATTATCAAATGAAAGAATTTTTAGTTAAAGATCAGCCCGGATTTAGAGTTCGCGTAACAATTAAAGATGTGCTAATGCCATCAGATTTAAAGAACATCGAATTCCATCAAGAGTGTAAAAACGCAGACGGAACTGTTACCGATACTAGCGTATATCAGTTCTTTATGACAGAAGAAGAAATTAAAACGCTAGCCCAAGGACTTACAGCATGAGTGATCTATCAATGATTTGGGTCACCTTCCGTAAAGAAGGTATTCATATGTACCCTGCCGCGGCAACTGACCCTAAGTTGGCTACAGGCGATGAATACGATGTCAGTTTCCTTGGAACTCCGCATCGTCATATTTTCCATTTTAAAGTCGCTATCCAGGTCTTCCAAGATGATCGTGACATTGAATTTATCCAGTTTAAGCGTTGGCTTGAGAAGTGCTACAATGATGGCATTCTTGAACTCAACCACAAATCCTGTGAGATGATTGCTCGTGATTTAAACGACACCATCAAAGCAAGATATCCCGGTCGTAAGACTGAGATTGAAGTAAGTGAGGATGGCGAGAATGGCGCTACCCTTACGTTTTTTAACCATATTTCTACAATGGAATCTTAAAATGGCACAACCAGCCTATATTCAAAAAACCCTTTTTATGAAGCCCGAAGTTAAAAAGATCTTTGACGATCTTGATGCTTGGTTAGACCATTGCCGGCTTAACCTTATTAATTACGATCCTAAGGATCTTTACAAATCTCAAGAATATAGATACTTCGCTCGTCCTGCGTGGAACGGTGAGCGCAAACCTTACCTAGGTAACAAACCACGCTATAATAACAATAGGAACTAATATGACAGTATACCTCGTAGATCTCGAGGCTGTTGAAACTAGGTACACGGGTCAATGGAAGACTCATGTACCTAATCTCTTGCGAAAGGCAGGACACAATGTTCAAATTATCTCTGGTCCCGCAGATATCCCTAGTGCTACTACCCCTGGGGCTTTTCTTAATTTTGGCGGCACAAACATCTACAAAGCTCGGCAGGTTGAGCAGATGGGTCGGCTATTTTGCGACGGAGCCGTTCATGCAGGTGATCATTTTATATTTACTGATGCTTGGCACCCTGGTATCATCAATCTCAAGTACATGAGTGAGTTGCTGAATATTCCAGTAACTACACACGGGCTTTGGCATGCTGGCAGTTATGATCCACAAGATTTTCTTGGGCGCTTAGTTGGCGCTAAGAAATGGGTTAGACACGCTGAGAAAAGTTTCTTTTATGCGTTTGATCACAACTATTTTGCCACAGACTTCCATATTAGGATGTTTGTAGACAACTTGTTAGAAGACGGTTTCAAGAGTGAAAATCCCTGGTATGAGTTAGATTTTGAAGATTATCAAACTAGTGGTAAGATTGTACGCACAGGTTGGCCTATGGAGTATATGGAAAATACATTAACAATGTATAAGAACATGTCCAAGCGTGATCTTATTTTGTTTCCGCATCGCATTGCTCCAGAGAAGCAAGTTGAAATTTTCCGTGACTTGAAAGAACATCTACCACAATATGAATTCGTTGTGTGTCAGGATCAACAGCTAACAAAGAATGAATATCATAATTTGCTAGGTGAAGCTAAACTAGTGTTCAGCGCAAACTTACAAGAAACGTTAGGTATTAGTTGTTATGAAGGTGCTATTGTAGATGCTATTCCAATGGTTCCGGATCGTTTAAGTTATACAGAAATGTATTACGATACATTTAAGTATCCGGAGATGTGGACCCGCAATTGGGAAAATTATGTCGGGTATCGCCCACAGCTATGCGCTCAGATTATTCAGTACATGACCAATTACGATAAATTTGTTCCTACTGTACGAAAGCAGACATCGGATCTAACAGAACATTTCTTTAGTGCTAATAAACTATTGGGAAATATTAAATGATTGATTTAAAAATTGGAATTGTAGGCTTAGGATTTGTTGGAGAAGCGATTCGTAATTCATGCGATTGGGGCTTGGGGCATGTTGTGTGCGTTGATTCAGATGCGCGAAAAGGACATGTCGGAACTTATGCTCAATTAATGGAGTGTGAAGGTATATTTGTATGCGTCCCTAGTCCTACCAAAAACGACGGAAGTTGTGACACAAGTATTTTGGAAGATGTACTTTCTAAGCTAGAAGGATTCAAAGGTGTTGTTATTTCTAAAGTAACGGCACCACCGGATGTATATCAACGACTTGGAGAGAAATATCCTAACCTAGTACATGCTCCAGAATTCTTAACTGCCGCTAATGCCAATAGAGATTATTCCAACGCTCAATGGAGTATCATCGGTGGTAGCGTTCGTGCTTATCGACACGAAGCTGAGAGGATTATTAAACTAACTCAACCCAGTTTAACAACAATCAAGTTCTGTAGTATTGGAGATGCCGCGCTAGCCAAATATGCTATCAACAGCTTTCTAGCAACTAAAGTGATTTTTATGAACGAGCTATACCAACTGGCAGAAAAGGCTGGATTGAATTATGATATAGTTACTAATTTGATCAAGCAAGACAGTCGAATTGGAGACAGTCATATGCGTGTTCCAGGAACTGACGGATCTTTAGGGTTTGGTGGATATTGTTTCCCAAAAGATACAAACGCACTACTCAAATACGCAGAACAAGTAAAATCACCAATGAACGTATTAGAATCAGCAGTTAAGAAAAATACGTTGTTAAGGTTGACGGAACCTAAATAAAGTAGTAAAATAAAATGTCATCCTCGACATAAACTCGGAGAATAAAAATGAAAACAAAATTTACACCTGATCCTGTAATTGAATCAGAAGATAAACCAAAATTTAAATCAGACGACTACACCCCTCTCGGTAAAGAAGTCTACGTCAAAGCCGCAGATATGATGTCTGACAAAGGTTACGAAGAAGCATACTTAGCTGATGTAATCCGTTTTAAAATGAAGCGTGATAACAAACGTTTCTGGGCAGGCGACAACATAAGCGACTACGTCGACGATGAAAAGAAAAATCAACTAATCGATGAAGCAACAGAAGCATTTGAAGTGGTGCTCGATCGTTTGCTTATAGATCGCGAAAACGATCCAAACTCAAAAGGTACAGCTAGACGATTAGCTAAAATGTACTTCAATGAAATAATGGCAGGAAGATATGAACCAGGACCAGACGCAACCGCTTTCCCTAACGATTCGGAGGATCGCTACGAAGGCATGCTGGTTGTACGTAGCGAGCTTCGTAGTATGTGCAGCCATCATCACCAACCTGTTTCTGGTGTTGCTTATATTGGTATTATTGCTGCCAACAAGCTCATCGGATTGTCCAAGTACACACGAATTGCCCAATGGTGCGCCAGACGAGGTACACTCCAGGAGGAACTTTGTAACGACATTGCCCGCGAGATTAGCAAAGCAACTGATTCAGAAAACGTAGCAGTCTACGTTCAAGCAGTACACGGATGCTGTGAGAACCGCGGCATTATGGCGCATAGTTCATTAACTCAAACTACAGTATTAAAAGGTACATTTAAAGATGATCCTCATACAAAGAAAGAGTTCTTCGATAACATTAAACTTCAACAAGAGTTTGCGCCTCGATGAGATACATTACAAACAAATTTGAAAGCATCCGTTTACCGGTAGAAGATGGATTGTTAGAATGGTTACAAGAAAACTATCCAAATTCTAAATATTATATTAAGGAAGATTAATATGGCAACACGTAAAAAGAAAGAAACAGTGACAATGGAAATGCCTGGCACAATCGGCGGGGCAAAAATTATTCTGCCAGAAAATATACCTTCAGGCGGATGGCCTATGATGAATCAAGGCAGTCACTTAACAGTAAAAACATTCGAAGATGGTCGAACAGAACTTCTTTGGGATGACGAGGCCTTGCTCAGAGATGTGCGTGAAGCTATTGCTAGCGTAGAAAATAAAACAAAAGGAGATTAAAATGTTTGGAGCAAATTATACAGATGGCGGTTTGATAAACTATCGTTCAGCAGAAGAAATTAATAGTGCGATGGGTCGTGTTTACGGACATATGAGCCTAGCAGTTATTGTATCAATGTTTGTCAGTTACTTTGTGGGCTCTAGCCCAGAATTGCTACAGTTCTTTTTTACCGGTGTGCTAAAGTGGATTGTAATTTTTGCTCCACTGGCGGCAATATTTGGTGTTAGTTATGTACTAGGTAACAATCCTAGCAAAGGTGTAGCTCAATTGTGCTTACATGGTTTTGCGGCCCTGATGGGATTGAGTTTTGCTACAATCTTTGCTGTGTTCACTATGGGTAGTATTGTGTCAGCATTTATGGGTGCGGCAATTTTATTTGCTGTAATGAGCGGCTACGGCTACTTTACCAAACGTAGTCTAGACAGCATGGGCAAGTTTATGTTCATTGGATTGATTGCCATTGTCATTGCCAGCATTGTTAATATCTTTATTGGCAGTACTGTAATGCAGATGGTTATTAGTGCCTTGGCAATCATTATCTTCTTAGGACTAACTGCCTATGACACACAACGTATTCGAGAAGAACTAAGTGTAGATACTACACCTGCCGCAGAGGTTAGCGGTGCGCTAACTCTGTACATGGATTTTATTAATTTGTTTATTAACCTATTACAACTGTTCGGTGACAAAAAGGATTAAAGATGTTTTTAAAATGGCTTGAGAAAAATGACCGCAAACGTATCATTATGGATCGGCAAAGTAACGAGCCATATTTAGAACGCTATTATATATTCCTAAAAGATCGTAAAAAGTTTCCATTCAATGCTTTTATACATAAGTTTCTTAAATCAGATCCCGACGAAGTTCATGATCATCCGTGGCCTTACGCTACACTTATTTTAAAAGGTGGTTACTGGGAATGGATTCCAAAGTTTGATAGTATCGGAAAACAGTTCGGTGAATATCGAGTGTGGAGAGGTCCGGGACATTTTCGTGTTTGTAAATCGACCAGCTATCACAGGATTGAATTAGATCCTAACATCACAGCGTGGACATTGTTTATACCAGGTCCACAAAAAAGAGAATGGGGATTTTTAGTAAACAACAATTGGATACACAACGAACAATTTTTGAAAGAGAAACGTGAACAAGCTAATAATTAACAACACAGAATATAAAGGTCTAGTCAACGATATTTGTAGAAATATCGCACTTGAAGATTGGACTCCGGATTATATCGTAGGCATTACTAGAGGTGGACTGCTACCAGCTGTAATGATCAGTCAATACTTTAATATCAAGATGAATAGTTTAGACATTAGTCTACGTGACGGAGGAGACTGTGTCAGTAACCTAGGTATGGCCGAAGATGCTTACAAAGGAAAGAAAATTCTTATTGTAGACGACATTAATGATACTGGTGCTACGATAAATTGGATTATGGAAGATTGGCCTAGTGGCTGTTTTCCCGGCGACTCAATCTGGAACGAGATATGGGGAGACAATGTTCGATTTGCTGTAGTAGTTGATAATCTGGCAAGTCAGAGTAGAGTTAAAATGAACTACGTTGGCATAGAAGTTAACAAAGCAGAAAAAGATGTTTGGATTGAATTTCCTTATGAGGAGTGGTGGGCAAAATGAGTATTGTACAACAGAGAATGATGGAACTAATGGAGCCAATCGAACGTCAAATTATGATGTGCGATAATCGAGAAGATCTCTTGATGATGGCATGTGCTATGATGACAACAGTTAAAGATATTTTTGATAATGAACTTGGACCAGAGGGTCGTAAGCAGATGTTTAAGGACTATACATGAACACTAAAGAAAAAGAAGTAATGGACATTCTACAAGAAGAATGTGCCGAAGTAATTCAAGCAGTAAGTAAAATTAGTCGATTTGGAATTGACAATTTTAAACCAGGTAAGCCAAAAACTAACCGAGAACACTTAGAAGAAGAACTTGGAGATATGCTCGCAATGATTGACATCATGCTAGAGAAGAGTGTAATATCATTAGAGCATTTAGAAATTGCTAAAAAAGCAAAAATAGAAAAACTAAAGAAATGGTCAAACATTTATGAGTAAAATTAAAGTAGCAGAATTATTTTATAGCATACAAGGTGAAGGACGTTACATGGGTGTACCGTCTGTTTTCTTGCGTACATTTGGGTGTAACTTTACCTGTCAAGGTTTTGGTATGCCGCGTGGTGAGCTGAGCAAGGAAGCAGATAATCTTGCCTTGCTTCAAGACATTCACGATACTCCTCCATTTAAAAAATATGAAGACTTACCTCTTGTAAGTACAGGATGCGATAGCTATGCTAGCTGGCATCCTAGCTTCAAAGACTTGAGCCCGTTGTTAACTACAGATGCTATTGTAGAACGCATTATGGAAATTCTTCCACACGGAGAATGGCGTGATGAACATCTTGTCATTACTGGCGGTGAACCGTTGTTAGGTTGGCAAAAGCAATATCCAGATTTGTTAAGACATCCTAAGATGGTAGGTCTTAAAGAAATCACGTTTGAAACAAACGGCACAATGCGGTTGACCAGTGTGTTCAAAGAATTCTTAACAGACTGGGCATTTGGTAGTGACGATAGAGAAATTACATTTAGTGTAAGTGCCAAACTTCCTTGCTCCGGCGAATCGTGGGATGATGCTATCAAACCAGCAGTTGTTTGTGACTATGAGGACTTTGGTACAGCATACTTAAAGTTTGTTATTGCTACTGAACAAGACTTTGCTGATGCCGAATGTGCTATTGCCGCATATCGTAAGGCAGGGTTTGAAGGTCACGTGTATCTAATGCCAGTTGGCGGTGTCGAAAGTGTCTACGCAATGAATAATAAAAATGTAGCATTGTTGGCAATGAAACATGGATTGCGCTACAGCGATAGACTACAAGTTCCTTTGTTTAAAAATGAGTGGGGAACTTAATGAGATTTGATTTTGTCGACATAGGTACTTGCGATTTTAATACCAGCGCAAGTGAAGTCTTGAAAGACGATCGAGCAAAAGTATTACTAATTGAGCCATTAAAATTCTATCTCGACAGATTACCTGTACACGACAATATATTAAAATCTAACGTTGCCATTGGAAATCAGCGAGGCGTTGCTTCAGTATTTTATCTAGAAGAAAAAACTATTGTAGAATACAATTTACCAGATTGGTTAAAAGGGTGTAGTACGTTAGGAAGGCCGCATTGGCTAGCTATTGATAACTTAAATCAAAAAGGTTTAAGTCATGATCTCATCAAACAACAACAGATAAATATAGTTACATTTAAGGATCTTTGTGAGGTATTTGATATACAATCTATTGGGAAGTTAACAATAGACACAGAAGGACATGATCATCTTATATTACCCGATGTTTACGAAAAAGTAATTTCCGGGTTTGATATTAAAACTATAATTTTCGAATACCAGCCTTATATGGGAAATACAGATCAATTAGATGAGTTGTCATTAAAATTTGAAGCCGCGGGTTATAAAAAATCCTGGCCAACTACTATGGACGTTAGATTAGACAAATGATTAAAAATATATTTAAAAAACTTACAGGACTAGATAAAATCGAAGCTGAGGTAGCCGATGCTACAAGGCGAAAAATTGAAGCTGAGGTAGCCGCTGAAAAGGCTGTTGAAGAAGCAAGACTCGCTAAAATTAGTCCAAAAGAACGTGCTACTGAAGCTAAAGAACCTTGGGTAGAAGTATTAGATACGCATGTTAACAAAGACAATGTTCGGAATGGTTTTTTTGAACTTGACTGGAATGAGTATTTTGTGTTACAATTACGTAGCAATGGTTATCAAGGTGATTCAGACGAGGTCATTGTAGATCAGTGGTTCCAGGATCTTTGCCGAAATATTGGTGCCGAGCAAGGTATTAATATGGAACGCAGAGCTAGTGGTTTTGTTAACGTAAACGACCTAGGCAACGGTAAATCCGAAATTTCATGACATACATTTTAGTAGACACAGCAAACACATTCTTTCGAGCTCGTCACGTTGTCAGAGGTACACTTGATGACAAAGTGGGTATGAGCATTCATACAGTATTGGGCAGTGTTCGAAAGGCGTGGAAAGACTTTAAAGGCGATCATGTGGTATTCTGCCTCGAAGGTCGAAGCTGGCGTAAGGATCATTATGCTCCGTACAAGAGGAACCGCACCGACGCTCGGGCTTCGCAAAGCCCTCGCGAAGCTGAAGAAGATCGAGTGTTTTGGGAAACGTTTGATCAGTTTAAAGAATTCATTACTGACAAGACTAATTGTACAGTCCTACAACATCCGCAATTAGAAGCTGATGATTTGATTGCGGGCTTCATTCAAGCACATCCAAATGACAATCATGTTATCATTTCGACAGATGGCGACTTCGCACAACTCATTGCTCCAAACGTAAAACAATATAACGGCGTCAGTGCTGTCACTACTACACACGAAGGATACTTTGATGAAAAGGGTAAACGTGTCATTGATAAGAAAACTAAACAAGAAAAGCCCGCACCTGACCCAGAATGGTTACTCTTTGAGAAGTGTATGCGTGGTGACACATCAGATAACATCTTTAGTGCTTATCCGGGAGTACGTGAAAAAGGCACAAAGAATAAAATTGGTCTCCGCGAAGCATATTCCGACCGGAACAATAAAGGATATAATTGGAACAACATGATGTTGCAGAAGTGGATGGACCATGAAGGTAAAGAACAGAGAGTAAAAGAGTGTTACGAACGTAATCAACTGCTTTGTGATCTTACAGCACAGCCCGCAGAGATACGACAAATTATAAATGACACAATCAAGACAGCAACGACAGCAGAAAAAAGCATTCCGCAAGTTGGTGTTAGATTGTTAAAATTTTGTGCGTCTTATGATCTTGTTAAAGTATCTGAACAAATTCAAAGCTACGCCGAACCGCTAAACGCAAGGTATATATCATGACTACAACTGCCAAACCATTAATTCCAAATGAGAGTTGGTTACTCGAAACTGACGGATTAAAAATTGGAACACTGAATAAAGAAAGGTCATCTTATTCTATTTTAAAAGATGGACAGAAGATTACTGTAGGCTCAGTCAAAGATGTTAAAGAAAAATTAGGTATTGAGTTTTACGATATTCCTAAAATAACAAAAATCGAAACTACTGAATACGGAGTTTATGACTTTCCATGTGGGTCAAAGCCATACGGCAGTGTTTACAATATACGTAAAAAATTACCCATCTATGCTAAAAGTACAAAAAGCAAAAGTCTGTACTGTGCCGGATACTATGTAATTAAATTTCGAAAAGGTTGGGTTAAAAGTTTCTGTCCTAAACTTATCACTTTAGAACGCTATCCATTTCAAGGCCCTTTTAAAACAGAGTTTGAAATGAAGCAAACACTCACTAGCTTAGGCAAAAAAGAAAATGAAACAAATTAACACATTACCGATAGAAAACTACCTAGAAAAGGCCAGAATTGCTTCTAAATCGGGTCAGAAAAATGTAGTTTTAGACATAAAAGATGCTATTGCGTTAGCGGACAGCCTAGCAGTTGTTATGACTCGATTAACAGGCAAATTAGAAGACCATATCGCCGAACTATCCAAACCCAAAGAAGAGGAAGTCATTTCTGTCACGATGGACGGGGGCGTTTTTCGTTAAATTCCTACTAAATAAATGCGTATATAACGGAGCGATACGCATTATGAGTAGACCAAAACCTAATATTCTTTTAGAACTTACTAATAAGAAAAATTACAAAACTGAGCAAGTTTTGGAAGCTGATGCCATTTGGGCCGTATTTTATAAAGATAAGCCGGTCAATTTAAAAACTAGCAGTATAGTAGCCCAGGATCTGGGACCTAAATATAAAAAGGTTAGTTTTTCAAACAGCGGCCATGCCTTTAATCTATCCGAAAGATTAAACAAACTATTCAACTGCCAAGACTTCTCTGTGTATAAACTAACCACAGGACAAAAGTTGCCAGATGGACCAAAGGACTGAAATAACCCGATACGTTCTTCAACAGGCAGATAAGCCACATGACGATGCGTATGTTAAAAAAATGCTTCCGGCATTTTGGATGAATCCGCGACAGAAGACCAAAGGTGGACTACGTCTAACTGATTCTGGGTGGGATTGGCTTAGACAGGCCGATCTTAAATATTATCAAATCGATCTCCCAAAAGAAATAGAATGGACTAACCAATTGATCATACGTTTGGATCAATTTATAGAGTGCCCATTTTACATAACCAAAAAATCCATTTACGTTTTCGGAGAAAGGATGGCTGTCCAATTAGTGCTGTTTTCCGGAAACATACAAAAATATGGGCTATCAAGGGCCATGGCTGTTGCTAGAGAACAACAAAAAAGTCATTGACTTTTTACCTGAATCCGTGTATAATTTATACATGCGTTAGAGAAACGCATTCACTAAATTAATTTTTTAAGGTAAAAAAATGGCAGAATCACTTAGCGGAAATCGAGCAGTTACTCCTAACGAAGCTAAAAAGAGCATTCGTAAGTGTGTAAAGATTAAGCGTCCAGTTTTTATGTGGGGCGCCCCAGGTATTGGTAAATCCGATATCGTTAAACAAATTGGTGACGAACAAGGTCGCGACGTTATTGACGTTCGTTTGTCACTTTGGGAACCCACTGACATCAAAGGTATTCCTTATTACAATAGTGACCAAGGTACTATGACTTGGGCTCCGCCTGCTGAACTGCCTACTGATCCAGAATCTACTGCGATCCTCTTCCTTGATGAATTGAATAGTGCGGCTCCCGCTACGCAGGCCGCGGCTTACCAATTAGTGCTTAACCGCCGTGTTGGTACTTATCGTTTGCCCGATGGTGTTAGCATTGTTGCCGCAGGTAACCGTGAAACTGACAAGGGCGTAACTTATCGTATGCCTGCTCCGCTGGCTAATCGTTTCCTACACTTGGAACTTAAAACTGACTTTGATGACTGGTTGATGTGGGCGACTAAAAATCGCATCCACGAACAAGTTGTGGGCTACTGCTCATTTGCCAAGCAAGATCTGTACGACTTTGATCCAAAGTCTAGCTCACGTGCCTTTGCTACCCCGCGTAGCTGGTCTTTTGTATCCGACTTGCTTATAGACGATGACTTAGAAGATAATACTCTTACCGATTTGGTAAGTGGTGCCATTGGCGAAGGGCTTGCTGTTAAGTTTATGGCACACCGCAGAGTTGCTAAACAGATGCCTAAGCCCGAAGACATTTTATCTGGTAAAGTACAAACTATTAACATCAAAGAGATTTCTGCGATGTATTCTTTGACCACTAGTCTGTGCTACGAACTTCAAGAAGCAGACAAGAAGCAGGCAAAAGATTGGAATACCCAAGCAGATAACTTCTTCAAGTTTATGATGGATAATTTTCCAACTGAACTAGTTGTTATGGGAGCAAAGGTTGCGTTGACTAACTATCAACTGCCGTTCGATGCTTCTAAGATGAATAACTTCGATCGCTTCCACGATAAGTACGGCAAATACATTATCACAGCAATGGAAGGTTAATAAAGGCCCTTCGGGGCCTTTTTCAATTATAAAGGAAAAATAATATGGCTGTAAAATCTTGGTATCTAAGTATTGTCAGTTCGGCAACGCACAAACCGGTGTTTCATCAGATGTTTTTTACAGCACCCAAAATGAATGAGTTCATTAAGGAAAATGAACTCGTGGATAAGTATCCAAAACCTGAATTTTATTTTGTCAAAGAAAACTATTGACGAAATGGTAAAAAGACTATATAATAGTAATACACTAACAAAAAAGGATTTGTATGTCAAGTGTAATGAAACAAGAACGTACTAAAAAAGCTGTAGCCACTAAAGAGTATACAGCATCTGAAAAGTCAAAAATTATTGACAAACTAATTACAGCACGAGTAGGTTTACTCTTGCGCCATCCGTTTTTTGGCAACCTAGCTACTCGCCTTAAACTAGTTGATGCGTCAGACTGGTGTTCAACACTCGCTACTGATGGTCGTCACTTCTATTACAATAATGACTTTGTAAACAAACTTAAACCTAAAGAAGCAGAGTTTGGATTCGCGCACGAAGTTCTACACAATGTTTTTGATCACATGGGTCGTCGAGATCATCGTGATCCTTCGTTGTCTAACATTGCCGCTGACTACGCTACTAATCAAATTCTTGTAGATGAGAAGATCGGTGAAGTTCCAAACTTCATGAAGATCTACCAAGACAACAAATACCGCGGCAAAAGCTACGAAGAAATCTACGACGAAATTTACGAGAAGGCAGTTAAAATTGATTTCAGCCAGCTTGGTGAATTGTTAGACGATCACCTCGACGGTGAAGGCGACGACGAGCAAGACGGCGATGGTGAAGGCGACGAGAATGGAGATAAAAAAGGCAAAGGTCGTCCTCGTTTAACTGAAGAAGAAAAGAAAGCTATTAAGGACGAGATCAAAGAAGCAATGGTAGCCGCGGCACAGGCCGCAGGTGCTGGCAGGGTTCCAGCAGGTGTTCAGCGCATGATCCAATCTTTTACTGAGCCTAAAATGGACTGGCGTCAGATGTTACGTATGAATATCCAAAGTATTCTAAAAAGCAATTTTAGTTTTAGTCGTCCTAACCGCAAGTCACAACATTGCGGAGCTATCTTGCCAGGTATGATGAATGAAGAAACTATCGATGTGTCAGTTGCCATTGACATGTCAGGTTCTATCTCGGATAAAATGGCTCGAGACTTCCTAAGCGAAGTTAAAGGTATCATGGACGAATACGTAGACTTCAAACTCGACTTGTGGTGCTTTGACACTGAAGTTTATGGCTACGCAAAATTTACAGGCGATACAGCTGATGAAATTATGAGCTACGAATGTAAGGGTGGTGGTGGCACAGATTTTGATGTAAACTACGAATTTATGAAGGCAGAGGGCATTGAGCCAAAACGCTTCATTATGTTTACTGACGGATATCCTTGCGGAAGCTGGGGAGATGAAAACTACTGCGAAAGTCTGTTTATTATCCACGGAAATGATAGCATAATTTCTCCATTCGGTCAGACCGCGCATTATAAATAAAGTAGGTATATAATGGGATTATCTAAAGGAACAGCCAATCCACTTAACGTCTTAAATATGAGGCGTCTAAAGAGGATTCCGCCAAACTTTACTAAACTCCAGTTAAAGGGGTTCCTTGATATTAAGGAACTTGATAAATGGATTTACCTTAATCTAGACAGTAGATATTGTATCAGAAAATCCACCGTGGTGGTTGATAACAAGCTAACTACTGCTATAGAGATAGGTATTGAGGATGGTAAGGAATTAACAATGCTGTCTTTGGCTTGTCCATTATTACATAAAAACTAAGGAAACAAAATGTCAGAAGAACAAAAAGGACCAGATCTTACTGTAACTGATCTACAAAATCTTAGAGCGATTATCGATGTTGCCGCTACTCGCGGTGCTTTTAAGGCTGCAGAAATGGCCGCAGTTGGGGCAGTGTTTAATAAACTAGACACATTCCTAAATGCTGTTGCTCCTGCCAAAGCACCAGAAGAGGCTGCTTCACAGGCTCAAGAATAATAAGGAAAAATATTATGAAACACGTTGGAAAAATGAAAAACAATGGAGCACGGGTTGCTATTGTTTTTAGAACTTTGCCGGGAGATCCGTTAAGCGCATTAGTCGTGGGGACCAACGGGTTAGGTGATGCGTACCACGACAGCTTAATGAGTATCATCGAGTCCGATCAAGGTCAGCAAGCAAACGAATTAGCCGATATATTATCTGTTCGTAAATTCCCAGACGGTACCGGAATGCTAGAATTCATGCACACTCGAGGAATGTTGAAAAAGGTTCCTACGGAAGGTGTAATTGTTACTCCGGACAATAAGACTCAAGTTCAACTTAACGAGCTCAATGAATTGATTGCTAATCAAAAGGGAGTACCTTTAACAGAACTAGCAGTCAAAGACGGGGCCGAAGAGGAAGTAGTTATCGAAGGAAAAGCACCTCCTACTAAAAACAAGTGGGATAAAGCTCGTGAAGATAAAGCGGCGGCAAAAATTCTTGAAGAAGAAGAAGCGGCAACTCCTTTTCAATTAAGCCCGGCTGAGATGCGCTCTAGGGCAGATGCTCTTTATAAAGAAGCCGCAAGGTTACG